ATAATAAAGAAGTATCACAATTTTATAAGGAGTAAATAATGGGACAGTTTATAGGTAAAACAATTATAGAAGGTGGTCAAGGTAGAACCATCAAAAAATATGATTTAAATAATATTGTAGGTAGACCAACTGGACAAGGTTATGGTAAAGCAAGAAATGGGCCACAAACTAAAGGACCAATCGAAGCTGTATCAGACGTAGAATATCCACAAGGTGAATCATTTACTACCAGTACCAAAGATGTAAAAAATCTAAAAGGTTAAAATGCCTAAAGAGAGGAAAAAGAAAAAAGGCAAAGGCATGAAAGGCATGTCTATTAAAAGTGGAGATAAAAGACCCACTAAAAAAGGAGCCGGTCTTACAGCTAAAGGTGTAGCAAAATATAGAAGACAAAATCCTGGAAGTAAATTACAAACTGCTGTTACAGAAAAGAAACCAACAGGTAAAAGAGCAGCAAGAAGAAGAAGTTTTTGTGCTAGGTCTGCAGGACAAATGAAAAAGTTTCCAAAAGCAGCTAAGAATCCTAACTCAAGATTAAGACAAGCAAGACGTAGATGGAGATGTTAACTGTCATACTTAATTAGTAATATCCCACATTTTAAATGTTGGGTTAGAAAAGAGTTTACACATAATCATTTAGATTATCATGGTGAATTGTTACATGGAATTGCTTTTGCAGTTAATACAATACCAGATAGATGTTTAAGTTTTCAAGTGATGTTTACTGGAATAGAAGATGAACCTAATATTCATGGTGGTGCAATGTGGGCACGTATGCCAATCACAGCATTAATAGCAGATGAAATATTAGATGAAGTACCAGAAAGAATGGATACACATTTAGCACAACCTTGGGACTGTTCATCAAGAACACACAGTATAGTTAAACTTGATTTATTAACAGCAAGTCCTTGGTTTTGTAAAATAGATAACGAATTTTATAAAGGTCGTTACATGTTTACTGTTGATTTTACTGATAGTGATATTAGTGATTGTCCTGCACAACATAAACAAAATCATGTAATACAATTAACAGATGCAGGAAAGTGGACAGGTAATATAGTAGCTTTACCTAATAATAGAGTTAGAGTAACAAGTCCTGCTTTATGGATAACTGGTGAAGGTGCACCTGATTTTAGACCAAGCCAGCATATACATGCAGCAGAGATACATGATAGTTATACTGACCCTGAAATAACATTTAACAATTTATACAAGGAGAATAAAGATGCCAGGAAAAATGAAAACTAAATATGCAGCTAAAGGAACTATGGGAATGAGAACTAAGTATGGTGCTAAAGCTGGTGGATTAGTAAAAAAGAAAGCAGGTAAAGTTGTATTATCTGGTATGGCTGCACGTAGAAATGCAAGAAGAGGCAATATGTAATGGCAAAGCTTTGTCCAAAAGGTAAAGCAGCAGCAAAAAGAAAATTTGATGTATACCCATCAGCTTATGCCAATATGTATGCATCAGCAGTATGTTCTGGTAAAATAAAACCTGGTGGTAAAAAGAAAAAGAAAACTACTAAAAAGAAAAGAAAAACTACTCGTAGGAAAAAGAAATGAGTTTACGTAAATGGGTAGGAGAAAAATGGGTAGACATAGGAGCACCAAAAAAAGATGGTAAGTTTCAACCTTGTGGTAGAAAAAAAGCTAAAGGAAGTAAACGTAAATATCCTAAATGTGTTCCATTAGCAAAAGCTAAAAGAATGACAGCAGCTCAAAGAAGGTCTGCAGTAAAAAGAAAAAGAGCTAAAAAACAAGGAGTAGGTGGAAAACCTACATTTGTATCAACATTTAAGAAAAAGAAAAAATCATGAAGATAACATCTGAGTTAATTGATACAGTGCATAATATATCTTGGTTTGATGGAATACTTTATATCATACTTGGTTTAGGTGTTTATGCAGCATACAGATGGATAAAAAATAAAATATAATTCGTTTGACTCATTGAGTTGGAAGTAGGGTAACTGAAGAAACGCACTAACTTTAATTAGGAGGTGTGTCATGAATAATCAAACATTATTTATATTTAAAAAACAACAACAAGAATATAACATGGTAAGAAAATTAAAAAAAGTATCAAGACAATTAGAAAAAGCCTCTAGATTACATAAAAGACAATCGGAGATTGTAAAAAAATATGTCAAACAAACGGAAAAAAAGAAAAGACCCAAAAGTAGGAACAGGAAAAAAGCCTAAGGGTTCTGGTCGTAGATTATACACAGACGAGAATCCAAAAGATACAGTATCTATAAAGTTTGCAACAGAAAAAGATGCAAGAGATACTGTAAAGAAAGTAAAAAAAATTAAAAAACCTTTTGCTAGAAAAATACAAATATTAACTGTAGGTGAACAACGAGCTAAAGTTATGAAAAAACATAAGATAGCTGGCATCTTTAAAAAAGGTAAAGAGACTATTAGAAATCAACATAATAAAACAAAGACAGGTTAATGGCACAATCAGGAACATATAATTTTAATTTAGATATAGATGAAGTAATTCAAGAAGCAATGGAAATGATTGGTGGTGAAGAAACACTAGGTCATGAACCACAATCTGCTAGACGTTCTATTAACTTAATGTTAAATGACTGGCAGAATAGAGGTGTATTATTATGGAATACAGATACAACAACAGTAACAGTATCATCTAGTGTTACTACATATGATTTAGCTTCATCTGCAATAGATGCTTTAGTTGTAACTTTTCAACCAAACAGCACATCAGCAGAAACTAAATTAGAAAGAAAATCATTTGAAGAATATCACATCATACCTAATAAATTTCAAACAGGTAGGCCTACACAATATACTGTAAAAAGAAATTTAGCTAATCCCAAAATATTTTTATACCCTGTGCCAGATGCAACTGGTCTTCTACAGGTAGAATTAATACGTCAAGTACAAGATACAGATAAATCATTTCAACAAAATGCAAATGCTCCAGTAAGATTTTTACCTTGTCTTACTGCAGGTCTTGCATATTATATGGGATTAAAAAGACCTAATATACCTGGTGATAGATTAAAGTTATTAAAAGCAAACTATGAAGAATTATTGCAAAGAGCAATGGAAGAAGATAAAGAAAGAGCAAGTATATTTTTTAAACCTAAATTAAGAATTATTTAATGGCTACTGAAAAAAGAGCAATAGCAATGTGTGATGAATGTGGTTTTGTTTATCCACTACGAGTAATGAGATTAACTAGCTATAACACACTAAGATGTCCAACATGTTTTGATGGTCGATATGATTTACATAATCATCCACAAAATAGAGTTCCAGATGTTAGAGAAGACCCAGCTATAAGACATGCTAGACCTGATAATGGTGGTAGAAATTTAGAATGGCAACTTGTGGATATAACATGGAATGATGACTCAACACAAATTGGTAGAGATTGGGATACAATATGACAACACTAACAGGAAGATTAATAAATAATACGTATAAGCAACTATTAAAAATAGGTGTTTCTACTAATACTGGTATTACAGGTTCTTTAGTAACAATACAAGATGGTGATGGTAGTGCTACAGCTTTACAATTAGCTACAAGTGCTGCTCAAATAAATGGTAGTCTTTCTGTTACTGGTAATACTTTTGTGGGTGCAAAGTTTGGAGTATCAGGTGATGCTTCTGTAGCCGGTAACTTTCAAGCACATAGTAAAGTTTGTGCTAGTGCTTTTTATGGTGATGGTTCTAATTTAACAGGATTAGTATTTACAGGTGATGTATCTGTATCTAGTTTAATAGTTACTAATAATGTAACTGTAGGTGGTAATGTTACTATTGGTGGTAATATTATGGTATCTGGTGGTGAGATACAAGTTAAAAATACAGGCACACAATCTAATATAAAACTATACTGTGAAAATAGTAATGCACATTATGCAGCTTTACAAGCTCCACCACATTCATCTTTTAGTGGTAATATAACAATTACACTTCCAACAAGTGCAGCAACATTAGTTGGAACATCTACTACTGATACATTAACTAATAAAACATTTGGTGATAAAGTAGATTTTAATGATGATGTTTGTATTAGTGGTGATTCAGTTCTTGTAGGTAATGCAACGATAGGTGGTACACTATCTGTTGGTGGTGCTGTAAATATGTTAAGCACAGCAACTGTATCAGGCACAGCAGGTTTCTTAGGAGCTATTAGAGTTTCAGGTAATGCCTCTGTAGGTGGTACATTAGATGTTGCAGGTAATGTAAGTCTTGGAGGTAATGTAACTGTAAAAGGTGATGTTCATGTTAGCTCTAAAGTTTGTGCCTCTGCATTTTATGGTGATGGTACAAACATTACAGGTATACCTATTACAGGTAATATATCAGTTTCAAATGCACAAGTAGGTGGTACATTAAAAGTATCCTCTACTGCAACTATAGAAGGTGAGACACATTTAAAAAGTGCATTAAGTGTTGGAGGTGCAGTTAATCTTGCAAGCACATTAACAGTAGCAGGTAATACATCATTAGCAGGAACTGTATCTGTAGGAGGTGCAGTTAATCTTGCAAGCACTTTAACAGTAGCAAGTAATGCAAGTATTGCTGGCACACTTGATGTAGGGGGTAATGTATCATTAGGTGGTAATGTTACAGTTAAAGGAGATGTGCATGTAAGTTCTAAAGTGTGTGCTTCAGCTTTCTTTGGAGATGGTTCTAATTTAAGTAACATTACTGCTGTTGTTCAAGGTAATATATCAGTTTCAAATGCTACTATAGGTGGTAATTTATATGTAAGTGGTACTACTACAGTTGTAGGTGCTGCACATTTACAAAGCACAGTTAGTGTCAATGGTGCTGCAAACTTTAATTCTACAGTTACTATTAAAGGAGATGTTTCAGTATCTGGTGATATGAATATTGGAGGTCATACTACAATAGCTGGAGCAGTGTCATTAGGTAGTACATTAGATGTAAATGGTAATACTTCTATAGGAGGTACATTTTTAGCAACAGGTAAAGCAGAATTTGAAGATGATGTTTCTGTATCTGGTAATGCTATTGTTGGAGGTACAGTAAGTCTTGGTGGTGGTATAGTAGATGTTAAAAATGCTGGTTCAGAATCTGTAATAAGATTATATTGTGAGTCAGGTAATGCACATTATGCTGAAGTAAAAGCACCTCCTCATTCTGCATTTTCTGGTAATATAAGTTTAGTATTGCCTGCATCTGCAGACACACTAGCAGGATTAGCAGCAACACAAACATTTACAAATAAAACATTTGGAGACAAAACAGAATTTGATAGTGATGTATGTGTATCTGGTAATGCAGCAATCGTAGGTAATGTTTCAATAGGAGGCACATCTAATATAACAGGTAATGCAGAATTTGAAGGCAATGTATCTGTTAGTGGTGATATGAACATTGGAGGTCATGCAACTATTGCAGGAGCTGTATCTCTTGGTAGCACATTAGATGTTGCAGGTAACACATCAATAGGTGGTACATCTAATATTACAGGTAAGGCTGAGTTTGAAGATGATGTATCAGTAAGTGGTAATGTTGCTATTGGAGGAACAACAACAATAACAGGTGCAGTATCTCTTGGTAGTACACTGGATGTTGCAGGTAATGTTTCTGTTAGTGGTAATTTAAATATAGGTGGACATGCAACTGTAGCAGGAGCAATGTCTATTGGAGGAGCAGTATCAGTAGGTGGTGCTGTTAATTTATTATCTACAGCTACAGTAAGTGGTGCAGCAGGTTTTTTAGGTACAATAAGAGTATCAGGCAATACTTCATTAGAAGGACAATTACAATTAACTAAAAGTGCAGCAGCAGTTGTATGTGCAACAGCTATTAATGGTGTAGCTTCAGTATCATTAAATTTTGGTAATGCACAAAACTTTAGTACAACAGTTACAGCAGCACATACATTAGCTAAACCTACAGGATGTAGAACAGGACAAACAGGAAGTATTTTCTTGACACAAAGTG